GCAGACTCCAGCAGAATATGTCAATGACATTGTGCAGGTGTTCCGAGAGGTGTGGCGGGTACTGAGAGATGACGGAACAGTCTGGCTGAACTTGGGCGACAGTTACAATGGCTCTGGTGGCGCGGGTGGCGATTATACAGAAGGTGGTTTGAAGGAAGGTCAGCCGAAATATCCAGGTCGTCATATAAACAACCTAAAGCCAAAAGACCTCATTGGCATCCCCTGGTCAATTGCCTTCGCCCTACGTGATGACGGCTGGTGGCTTAGGCAGGATATTATCTGGGCAAAGCCCAATCCGATGCCTGAAAGTGTCAAGGATAGATGCACAAAGGCTCACGAATACATATTTCTGCTAACCAAATCGCCGAAATATTATTATGATTATGAGGCTATATTGGAACCCGCAACTGGTTATGATGGCAGAAAGGATACGAAGTATAAGGGCGGAGACAAAGATGTTTCAATTGGGAAGCATGAGCGTTGGCAATACAAAAATCTGCAAGACGATGGGCAGCAGCCAAATACAATGCACCTGAAAAGATTGGTTGGCGATGAATATATGTCGCCTGTGCGCAATAAGCGTTCCGTGTGGACTGTTGCAACCAAGCCCTATAAAGGCGCACACTTTGCAACATACCCGCCAGAACTGATAACGCCGTGCATATTAGCTGGATGTCCTGAGGGCGGAATTGTATTTGACCCCTTTGCGGGCAGCGGAACAACGATAGCAACTGCTAACCAGCTCGGCAGAAGGGGCATTGGCATCGACCTGAATTATAATTACCTGCAATTGGCACAAGAGCGAGTAGGCAAAGTTCAATTGCCATTAGTGTGAAAGGAGATGTTATGACCGAACATGATGAGCAATATAAGTTATTCTTGTGGACACGCTACCGTCCAGAGTTGCGCTGGATGTTCGCCATCCCGAACGGGGGCTACCGCACTAAAGCAACGGCTGGCAAGATGGCTGCAGAGGGGCTTAAAGCTGGAGTGTGGGACATCTATTTGCCCCGTCCCAGTAAGGGCTATCACGGCTTATTTTTGGAGATGAAGTTTGGTCGCAATAAATTAACCGAGCTCCAGCAGGAGTTCTTTGAATACGCTACCCAGCAAGGCTATTGTTGCAAAGTAGCTTACAGTGCTGAAGAGGCAATTGAGATTATTGACGAATATCTGGAGTTAAATAATGACCAGCCTGCTTGCTGATGGTAAGCCACAATTTGTATATATAGACCAGGAAACGAAAAAGATGTGGTGGTTGATGCCTGATTTTGAAACTGTACGCCTGTTCAAAACTGGCAAAGAAAACTGGATTGAAATCCCACCAGAAGACTGGAAAATGGCGGATATTGAATTTGCCAGTCAGCTGCCCGACTTATTTTTAGAGGATAAATAGCATGGATGATCTTGCGAGGCAAATTTTAGAAAAGCGAACGGGGGAGCCAGCCAGAGAGAAGATAAGGCGATTGTTCGGCAAAGCTGGGCTGACTGAAGACTACGCCCGTAAAATGCTTGCCGGGATGCGCCTTTACATCGAGAAAACAGAGGGGCTATCTGATAAAGTTAGGGGCGAAGACACAGTCAAGTATTATCGGGACGGAACGCGTGAATATGTCCGGGATATAAGCTTATCGGATAACGAGGCTGCAGACCCGGCAACTGTAATGCGAAAAATGGGATTTGACCCATTATTATGGGAGCTTATTGATTGCAAATTGCGCAAGGGAAATTGGGATAGCACAATCAAAAACAACGATGGTGAGCCGGTTACAGTTACCAATTATTCATACAGCGTAACAATCAAGGTGAAGCCGATCACGAATTCACCACTGACGTTAGAGGCGATTAGCGATGCCATCTCGAAGCTTAAAATGCCCGCAGTTCAGCCTGTGAAAAGAGCTGCGCACGATGGCAAAGAATATATGTTCGAGCCGGCAATTGTTGACTTGCATCTTGGGAAATTAGCTTGGGGAAAAGAGACGGGAGATGCGGATTTTGACCTCAAGATAGCCAGCCAATTATACAGAGCGACCATTGACGACCTTATTCAAAAGGTCGCCAATTCTAATTACAATATTGGCAAAATCGTGTATCAGATCGGTCAGGACTTTTACCATTTTGATAACCCCCAGGTCCAGACAACCGCCGGCACCCAACTCGATTCTGATACCCGTTGGAAAAAGATGTATAGCTGCGGGCTGGAGCTTTTAATAGAAACAATTGAAAAGTTCCGTAAACTTGCACCCACTTTGGTATTATGGGTGCCCGGAAATCATGATGAGGAGCTAAGTTATACAGCGGTGGTTGCATTGAAGCATATCTATGCAAGCGTAGCCGATGTTCAGGTGGATGCAAGCCCAATGCCTCGAAAATATATTCTATGGAAAAACAATCTCATTGGCTTTGCACACGGGAGAGAGGAGGGTAAAAGGCTTGCTGGCTTAATGCAAGTAGAAGCACCTGATAAATGGGCAGCGTCAAAAGTGCGAGAGTTTCATTTGGGCGATATTCATCACGATAAGCTAATTGAGGAAAATGGGATAGAGTTCCGCTGGATGGGTACGATAACCGCTGTAGATGCTTGGAGTGCATATAAGGGCTATGTAACCGCAACTCGCAAAGCGCAGGGTATCCTTTGGGGCGATTATGGGATAGAAGCTATATTTAACTCGTACATTGAAAAGGAAATTGAGAAGTGAAAATTATTGAGCGCGCTGCTGGTGAACCTGCTGGGATATTATTATTCGGTTTACTTTACATTAATTTTAGTTTGCGTGCTGGCAAGGCTTTTTATTTAGCGCCCGATTGCGATGAAGTTATCTTCCCCGATAAGGTGATCCATTGTTATGGTGTGTATTTACAAATTGGCAATTTGGGTGGAAATATTATGTTCCGGTCGAGCAAATGTTTGGAGAAGATTAAATGAGGCGCCGGTCAGGAATGAACCCCAACCGGCGCAATCGCTACGTAACGCCCAGATAAACTGGGAAGACAACCAATGCTATGAAAGGCTGTAAGAATAGTATACCATATTCTATGTAAGAAATCTGTCAAGTTCTGATGTTTTAATGACAGTAAATATCATACAAAAGCCAGCTTTTTACGGCTGGCTCCAGAGGCAACCGCCTCCCACCTCCAGCTTACTGGATTGTATCAATTATAGCAGCTTTGAAACTATTTTACAAATTGTAATCCATTTTGAAAGTAATTCGTCACTTTTAACAATCTGGTGACGAGTTGCGATTAATCAACTTATCCATTTGGCTGATATTGAAAGCAATATGATGGATGTCAAAAAAGGCTTTTCTATCCTCTCGAGTTTTAAGACCTAACTTCTCATAGAGTTCCGCCAGCGGGTCATAATCAGCGCTTGGTATCTCGTAATCCTCTCCACACTCAAAGCAAACGTAGTATCTTAGGTGAACAGAGATAAGCTCGTTATCGACCAAAATATATTCCTCAGATTGGATAAATTCTTGCTCTGTTATACGTTCGCAGTTCGGGCAAAAGGCTCTCATATCATTCCCACATAATTCGGTGCAACTCGTATTCCTGCTCACGCTCGGCAAGACGGTCGGCTTCAGTCTTCTCAGCGTCGGACTTGTAATGGCGTCCAGAGAATAGGTCGTCAATGAGAGTATAAGCAGCAATGCCAAGTATCAGAAATAGAACAATCAAAAGTGGAGCCATGAATAGATTATAGCATGATAATCTTGCTTATGCTAATTCTGCTTATCTTAGAGCCGGTGCCGAGAATTGCACTCGGGTTTTGCCGCTCACGAAGCAGCCGAACGCTTGCCACCGGCATTGCATTATGTTAGCATACTTGCGCATTTGTTGCAATGGTGCTTGTTTTGTGCTAAAATGAAGCATGGATGTAAATTAATATGGATGCCGTAATACGCTTTACCGCTGCTGTTTACAAGGTGCAAACGCTTGTTGATGGTGGCATTCGTTTGACGCTCGATATGGATGAGAATGCGATACCGCAAATGGCGATGTTAGCTGAGGCAAAAAAGAACGGGATACCATTGGAATTTGTAGCGAAAATATCTGACTATCTTGGGGTTGACATGAATTATGGACGACCGCAGTAATACAGCGAGTAACAGCCGCAAGGCAAGCGGTAAGCCATTCACCAAAGGCGACCCGCGCATTAATCGCAAAGGGAGACCTAAAAACTTTGATGCCTTTCGAGAGCTTGCGCAGGCAATCAGCCATGAGGTTGCGCTGAAGCAAGGCGAACCGTTGGTTATTAACGGACACACTGTTACAGTAGCAGAGGCGATATTACGTCAATGGGCACAGAGTAAAGACCCGCGCTTGCAGATGGCGTTTATCGAAATGGCTTATGGCAAGCCGCCGCAGCGCACTGAGATAACGGGTGCTGATGGTGGTAAAGTCCAGATTGAGTATGTGAATGACTGGCGTGGAGAAGAGTGACAGGATACGGCTGCCTTATCCGCATCAAGGGCAAAAACTGGTTCGTAAGGAAGCGAAGCGATTTAACTGGTTATCTGCTGGCAGGCGTTGGAGAAAGACGACATTAGCGATGGCAATTGCGGTTGAGAATGCGGTAAATGGAAAGACCATAATTTGGGGGGCGCCGACTTATGACCAAGTTAGCGTTGGCTTTGAAGAAACCCGCAAAGCAGCTCACGGGGTCGCTAAATTCAATCAATCACGAATGGAAGCCCTTTTTCCTAACGGCGGCAGGATTTTATATCGGAGTCTTGATAATCCTGATAATGCTCGCGGTCATACTGCCGATGGCGTTGTAATGGATGAAGCTGCATACATACACCGAAAAGCTTGGAGCGAAGTATTGCGTCCGATGCTAATAGATACAAATGGCTGGGCATGGGGAATTAGTACACCTTGCGGACGGAATTGGTATTGGGAAGAGCACACAAAATCTTTAGACGATCCTGATAGTATGGCGTGG